TGCCAACTTTTTTATGAGTCTTCCAACACTCTACAAACCTTTCAAATCCTTCTCTTTTATATGCAGGTACTTTAGCACCTTTCACACCACGACGTGCCTTGTGTTCTTCTCTACGTTTTTCAATAGTCTTACCTCTCTTACCTGAGGGGTCAAACATACCAGGATCACCATGACCAGGACCCATTCTTCTGTAGTTTCTGATAGATGCCTTTCCGTAGTCACTACGTCCTTTATCTACCTTAGCTTCATTCTGAACATCAGGTCCGTCATTCACATCATCCTTCCTTCTTTTTGATTCACACTTCATACAATCACAATCTTCACCATGATTGCCTTCTTTTATCTTAGCTTTCTTAACTTTGCCTCCCTTTGCATAGGGGTGCATAGTAATAGGCATACCATCCTCCATGACATCATTCATTTTAGGATTGATTTTGACTTTGGTTTTCTTTTCAGAAAGTGTTTTAAAAGATAAAAGCATTACTTTTTCATTGCTGCACGTTTTGCCTTTGCTTTTGCAAGTAGTCTGTCCTTTGCTTCTGATGCTGCTTTATTAGCACCATCATATGCCATAGCACCTTTCTGCATTCTTGGTGCTTTTGCAAATCCTGCCATAGGTCCTGAAGGTGTTCCAGATCCTCTAGTTATACCATATGAACTTCCTTCTTCCATAGCAGCATCATATTCCTTAGAGATTTCTGCTACTCTTGCTAGTTCTTCTGGTGAAAGAACATTATCATCAGGATGAATCTCTTGATTCTCCTTCATATGATCAGCAGCTTTGTACATAGGTTTACCATCCTTACCCTTCATACCTTTTTTAAAGTTTTGATATGCAGGTGTGTTGCCTTTCTTATCAGCATTAGTAACAGTATATGCTTCTTTCTTCATTGCTTTACCGATTGCCTTACGACGTTTCATTAGATATTCATCTGATGAATCCTTATCACCATCGTTATCTACGTCACCGTCTTCTTTACCAACGGGATCAAGTTTTTTCTTCTCCTGTAACCTACAAATTTCATTGTAAGCGTCAGACATATCGGGTAGATCTTCTCTTGTTAAACTTTTCATTTTGATGTAGTGACTTTCTCTTTTTTATTTATCTTTCTAATAAACTCTCCTGGCGTAAGTCTTCGCACATAGTCAGCTAACTCAGGAGTTCCTACCTCACCAGCAGGTGTAAAATCAAATCCATGTATATCATTCTTCTCTACTAAGTCCTTTAACCAATTACGAAATAGATTATCAGACTCATCAATAGAGATGACGTAATTGCTACCCCTACTAACAATCTTAGAAATGATCCCTGTGTTGCTGTTTTCAACGAAATTACCTACTGCGAAAAGTTCTTTTTCAAAGTATGCTTCCCTTAGACCTTGAGGATCTAACTTAGGAGCAATCTCATACAAATCATAGGATGCTTCAGCAAAATCGTCAAATGATTCCTTAACATTCATTGATTGTCTTAATGTAAGATATAGGGCTTCTTTGTCTTTTTTTGATAATTCTTTAGAAACACCCTTACTAAATGTGTCGGTATCATCTTCTATCGCTGCTTTACGCATCTTAGATGCAGACATACCCTCTACACCTTCAGAGTCAGGATCTCTACCACCTGCTGAGGTTACTTTGATCTCATCAAACGTATATAAGTTACCATTATACTTGGTTGCTAATGAATTAAATTCACTAACTCTATCTCCACCAACTACTAAGTTAACTGAACTATATCCGTCTTTGTCTAGAGCAGTAAGAACATCAAATATAGTACGCATTTCCTCATTATCAACCATTGCATTTGCATGTTCTGGATATGATAACTTCATGAACTTGAGTTTAGTTCCCACATCAAGAGGATTCTTTTTAGCATCCTCTGTTCTACTTGGATATATCCTATACTCTCCACCACTTGCCTTTGCTTCTCTTGCTACTCTATCAATGAGTCTCTGGTGCCCAATAGTCGGGGGATTAAATCTTCCAAAAGTAACAGATATGCTACCTTGATCGACCTTGCCCTCGCCTCCTTCAACTTCTTCTCCTCCATTCTGTGTAGGTTCCTCCTTCTGTTTATCTGTAATAGGTAATAGTTTACCATCCTTACTAAAGTGAGTCACATTACCCTTCTGGTCGGCATACTTTCCGTAGCCCACATGTGTAAGGTTTAATTTTTGTGCTGTTTTTGCAGCAAATGATCTTTCGGCTTCAACTAGAAAAGCACTAAAGTTTTTCATTCGTCCAATTATTTGTAAGATTAAAGTTTGCTTTACTAAATGTGAGTCTGTCTACAATCTTTACAGGATGTTCAGCAACAGTAACGAACCCTTCGTGTTCGGTAGGTTCACCATCTATGTAGCATGAAACGCTTCCAGTAACTTTGATGTTTTCAAGTAAACGTTCTTTCAATTCAAAAAGCATATACCACACTTTGAAAGTAGTGAGATTAACTTCACACTTATATTTATCATCTAACGAGTCATACATTTCATTAGGACGCGGAATCCTACCCGCACGAATGAATTTATTGATATGTTTTAGGATGTGAGGACGTGCTTTAGCAGTAGGAATCTTACAACGTGCTAGTCTAAGCAAGAACTTTATCCAATTAAAGTCAGGTAGTTTTTCTATTTGTGCATCTGCTTCATTAGTTCCTAAGAACTGGCAAGAATCTTCACCGTAAATATTAATGCCACCGTACCCGATAGCATCAGGAGATATTTCTGTGTAAGCAGTATGTGCAGCAAGGACAATACGACCATGAGTCTTTTGATTGAAACGATACTCCAACACATTAGGGCGATAAACCATACCACCAGAGACCCCAATGAAGTCAGCTTGGACAATACCACCGATGCGAGGAAGATGATGCAAACATAAACGAAGAATGTCCGCCAAACATCCTTTGTAATGCGTGTCAATGTCGGTTTGATCATAACAAATCTTTACTTTTATCTTGTTGAATACAGACTTAGTTCCAACAAAGAACTTACCATTACGAGGATCAGTTCCAAACACTATAGCAGGTGCACCATCCCACTTGACAGATAACTTGGGATGATTCATCACTTCGTTGACAGCATTAGTTACTTCCCTACGACCAAAGAAAACTAAATCTTCAAGGTGGTCAAGGTGTTTGTTGGGCATGTCATCTGTGTCTATACTAATAGTATAGCAGTTCACAGTAGAATTCATGAGTATAGGTGTGCCAGTTTATAAAGTGTCTACCAAGGATCTCCAGACATTTTCATACTGCTTGCTAGTTTTTCAGATTCATATTTAAACCTCATCTTCAATATCTTTTTATTACCTGCTTTAACACCAATAGATTCATTACCAACTTTTTCAAACATAATTTTCTTTTCCATAAGTGCTTTTAACTTAGGGTTGTTCAATGGATCTTCTATGTCAGCAGTAAAAGGAGTCTTAGTTCCTCTGCCTGTTACCTTGACATATGGAGGATACAGTTCATCACTAGCATCAATCCAACTCTTCATAATATAATCCCTTCTCTTTAATTGGTCAAGTTTATTTACTGTTTTTAACATAAACTCTCTCATCTCGTTTAAAACCGCTTGTCCTACTTTTTCAGTTACCATCTTGGTCGCTTTATTTTTTCTGATTGCATTCTTTCTACTACTTGCTGAGGTAGGTAGATCAAAGTCTTTAATTATTTCTTGTATTGCTCGTTTATTAATATCGTTTAAATCTATTCCTAAATCTTTTTCTACTGTACCTACACCAGGATTCTTAAATCCTATATCCGCTTTACCCGAAGTTGACTTGGCAGACAAACCAAGAAACCCACCACGTTTAAACTTAATTAAAACGTCAGTGGGATTCTTTTTTTGATTCACATCTCTACCAACTACTGCCTTAAAAGAAAAACCAGGTCTTGCTGTCCAATATACTTTTTGAACACCATCATAACCATGTTTTTTTGCCCACATTAGAAAGTCTTTAGACATAGCGGTAGCACGACCAACTTGCTGAATGATTTGTTCTTCAGTAAGAAGTTCTATTTTTTTCTTATATTGTGCTTCTGATGCAGAGTCAGGAAATTTATTTTTGTTTAGTGCAAAAGCACAATAAATTTCATTGACATCTGCTAGGTCTGTATTCCGTGCCATTAGTTACGCAGGTCTCCACTAGAGTATTTATCATACCCACTCTGGTTTCCTAGAAGGGTCACGAAGATAGTTAGTTGACACCCAAGGTTTAGATGCAATATATCTTTTATATCGAGTAAAGATGTCAATAGTTGTATCGTATTTGAACTGATCAGGACCTGCAAAAGCAAAGTCTGTAGGAGAAGAACCCTGATTATCAAAGATAATGTCAGCACGCTCAATGGTTGATTGACAACTGTGTGTCTTATTATATCTGTGTGTATACTCAGCACATAAAGCAAGTCCGTGTTCAATTAACCAACGGAAGTTTGTTTGTGCCCAGATAGTACAAGGATGATTACGGAATGCACCCTTCTCTGTTTTGTATGGTGAACCATCTACCTTAGGTAGGACACCAAAATTATGACCCCACTTATCTGATGCTACTATAGCAAGCATCTGACAAGTTTCTAGAGGCATCTTGACAATGTGTTTGTCGGGAAGAACCTGTGCAGATTTGACAGGATCTGGGGAAGTTACGAATATGTTCATTACCAAGTCTTAGCGTGGGTGTTAACGTCTCCTTCAACGTGATTGTGATCTATTTCATCTATGTGAGCGTGTTCAATATTGAAGTGCTCTAATGCCTGTGCAATTCTTTCAAGTGCATTAGCGATTCTGTTTGTGTCAATGGGGTTCATTCGCTTCCTGTATTGCTTCCTTTAGTCTAACGCATCTAAGTTAGAATGTCTAGTCTTTTGTTTCTCTTCTGTAGCAAATCCAACAGATTTACTTTCATTTGATCTATTATATCTGACTATGGAAGTCAAAGCATCCATCACTTTTAAAATTTCTTCTGGTTTAGGATCTTCACCTAGTTCTCTTGCAACATAATAATACTTGTCAAAGAACTCTTCACCAACATCTATGAAGTCTTGAACTGTAATTTTTTCTCTCATACATCACCTTCCTGACGATTCTCAGAATGATGTACATCAAACTCTCCACCAGGATATCTAGACTTAAGTTTGTCTACATTCATTTCAATAACTTCTTCTGGTGTAGTATCTAAGAGAATACATGCTTGAATAAAATACCACATGATATCACCTAGTTCACGTTTCATATGAAATAGATTTTCTTTAGTAACTGGTTTACCTTGAAAGACAATTTTCTTAACTATCTCAGTAAACTCACCTGCTTCAGCAGATAATCCTAATGCTGCGGTTAATGCTCTATGACTACTAAAGTCTTTAGAGTATAGATCTCTTAAACGATCTTGAAAATGACCACCATACTTACTTTCTTCAGAAGTAACAGCGTTTACAAATTCAGTATACTTTTTAAAATCAATCATACTTTAATTCTTTAAAAGATTTTTTAACGTTAAAACGTTTGGCAAGACTAAGTTTCTCATCGTCTTGTCCCGAATCAATAACATCGTCTTGTGCAGACTCCTCTACATCATACAATCTCATCTTCGCTCTGTCAATACCTACACAGAACCTTTTATTCATTGTGGGATCATGGTATCTATTCTTTAATTGTTTTACCATAATCTGATTCATCCCCTCAAGTTCCTCAGTCGAGATAAGAGCAAACATGAGGTCAGCAGTAGCAGGGAGACCAAAGGATTC